GTTTATTATTTCAATAGGTTTTTCAAATTCGGCTTTCTTTTGTTCAAAATTAATTTTCTTTTCTTCTTTTTTTATTTCTTGTATTATAATTTCAACTGGCTTGCTTTCAACTTTTAAAGCATCAATAACTTTTGCCCTTGTTTCTGTTGTTTGTTTAATTAAAATATCACCGTAGCTTTTAGGCGCATCAATAGTTTTTAATACTTCAGCTTCTTGTTCAGTTATTTCGTTACCACGTTTAACGGATTGCGAAATACTACTTTTAGATTTATTAGTTTTATCAGCAGTATCTTGTGCAAATGATTTATTGCTAATTCCAAACTTTGGATTTAGCACATCTTTTGTATGTTGATTTACAGCACCTTTTTTAGTTTCAGGATACAATTCTAAATAAATAATTTTACGCCTTGCTATTTGCTTATCCGCATCCGTCCAGTGCAATTCATTACGCACTAAATTTTCATCAATTTCAGCAAGTTCAGCAAGTAAATTATTCAAGTCTAAAACGCTTACTTCTATTTCGTCTTTACCAAGTAATTTAAACGCTTCTAAACGGTGGTTTCCTGCAATTAAAACGTTGTTACTATTAACCGTAATTGGGTTTATTAAACCTAATTGTTTAATACTTTCAGCAAGTTCTTTAACTTTCGATTCATCTACTTTTCTACGGTTGTCGTTTAAAACAATTTCACTAATTTTTTTTATCATAATTTTTCTTTAAATAAAAAAACCCTCATTAAATCCACTGCATCTCACTTCAGTTTCATTAACAAGGGCAATAATTCCTTTCGGTTTATAGTGTGAGATGAACCGTCTACAAATATAAAAATAATTCTTTAATAAAAACACTTATTAAAAACTTTCCTTAAACTTTACCAAAACTTTTAAAAAGTCGGGAAGCATTTTATTAGTGTTTATAAGGGTTTCAGCTACATTTCCCCACTTTCTTACTTTTTTTTTATAATTATTATTTTTTTATTTCTAAAGCCGTATCGAATAGGAATTTATAAAAAAGTCGGGAAAAGTCGGGAAAATTGGCTGTATCCTTTATTGTGTATAGGTTTTAGTTTCCCCACTTTTAGAAAGTTTATAGAAAGTTTTTGTTTTTTAAGGTTAAAAAGTCGGGAAATACGCATAAAAAAACCCCTACAACTAAATGCAGGGGTTCAATTAATTTAGATTGTGTTACTTGAATTTAACCATTAATGAATCTTTATTGTAGCTAATCGAAACCTTTGGCACTTCAACTCCTTCATCATCGTAAATCGTGGATTTCTGCGCTACCTTTAACAATTCCTCACGTGCTTTCAATTGTGCTTGTAGGTTGCTGTAAAGTAAATCTTCTGAATAGTTTAGTTTTTTCGCACCGTCTTTGCGTGTAAATTCCACGTTACCGAAAGTAAAAGTTTTCGCTGTGTACTTTTCAGCCTCATCTCTTGCCAGTTCGTCAATCTTTACTTTTGCCTCTTTGAATAGCTTTTCAAGTTTGTTAAATGAAGCAAACGCATCTAAGGGGTTTACTACTCCATTTTCAACGGCTTGTACTATTGCGTTAATACCTTGCGTTGTTTTCTCGATTACGTTCGGCTGTGCGTTGTGGTAATCGTGTTCTTTTGATTGGAGGTCAACTCCAAAATCTTCTAAATTTTCCATGTTTATTTGTTTTTAGGGGTTAAAATCCGTATTCGTTTTCTTGTTCGTATTCTTTAATTTGTGCTTCTCGAAAATTATCTAATATTCCAGAACTTCGGCTAACTGTTGGCGCTACATTTTTAGCAACCAACGTTTCGTAATATAGGATAATTTCAGTAACACTAATATTTGGCAAAGCTTTCCCGTCTATTAAGTTAGTAAATCTTTCTCTTGTTTTTTTAAGTGCTTCTGCTCGTGTCATTTCTTAATGTTTAAAAGTTCAATTGATTGTGTTCCAGTAAAGATAAATTTCTCTTTAGCTTGTTCGATTGTTCGCTTGCCCTCAATGATCGCTTGTTTAATAGCTTCAAAAGTTTTATCGTCGCATTCTGTTTTAGCTACCTTAATAGGTGTTGCAACTTCTATGCTGTGTGTTTTATCTGTGTCGTCAATATCGCCCGTTGGAATAAGAAAAGAATAAAGTAAAGCGTATTTTAAAGCGTATGTTGTCGCTTTGCCTGCTGATTTGTCTTGACTATCAACTCCATGACCATAACCTTTTACGTCAACGTGTTTTTCAGTTAATGTGTGAATTATTCTGTAAGTTGTTATAACTTCGGTAAACACTAATTGTTTTTGTTTTACTACATTTTTCTTTTGGTAATTATCAAAAACTTCCTCTTCCCAACGTTCAATTGTTAACTTTGGTTCAATATCAATAGGTAAAATTATAAGGTTGTGTTTTTCCATTGCTTTGCCAACGATATACTTAACATCTTTGTCGCTAACCCCTTTATAAGCGCTGTTTCCTGCGCCTACGGTCATTGACTTTTCAATGTTCTTAACGTCTTTCATAACGTTTAAAATTGCTTCGTAAATAGTTGGTGTTCTTTCAACTAATACTACTGTTTCTGTTTTTTCTTTCTTTTCCATATTTGTTTTTTTTGCTAATTTACTTTTTAAGAACCGTTCAAAACGTGGTTATGTGATGAACGGTTTAATTACTATTTAAACGGTTTCAAAAAATTCATTAAAATCTACCTTGTCAAATGTGTGGCTTTCATCAATTTCAGTTTTCACCTTAATTGTATTTAAAGTTACATCAACTATTTTATAGATTTTACCAACTATCAAAGCATCTTCTTCACTATCGTACATTGTACAAGGGTCAACTGCTTTTATTTTTTGTCCTATTTTAAAATGGTAAGTCATCTTCTTCTTCATTTGGTGCGTGTGCTTTCATTTGGTCAACGCGTGCTTTGTCTTGAATACTTTCTCCGCTTCCGTCTAATCGTTCAAGTCGCCACGCTTCTAACGTATTGAAATACTTTACTTCGCCTGCAGGGGACGTCCATTCACGCCCTCTTAAATTAAAGCTAACTTCTAATTGATTACCTACTTTAAAGCTGTCTAATAGATTGCATTTGTCTTGTGTTAATTGAAATTCAATATCTTGAGGATACTGCGATTCGTCTGTAATTACGAAAATTCTTTTACTAAATTTTTCACTTACAACTTGTGTTTCTTTCGCTACCTTAAGCGTTCCGTTAATTTTAAACATATATTTGTTTTATTTGATTACTTAATGTATTTTACAATCGTGTCAACGTTAGCCAACGCCAGTAACATTATTAAAATTAATATTACAACTATTATAATTGCATCGTTTAAAAATTTAATCCTTGAGTCTAATTTCATTTTTCGTAAATTATTAAGGGTTTAATTAGTTTGATTATTTTTTCTTTGTTAAATTTTGGAACTGTAATAATTAGCTTAGTTCCGTCCTTGACTTTTTTACGTCCTGCGTTTCGCTCGTTTTTCATTATTTGGTTTTAAGTGTTAAAATTTTAATAGTTGCTGCTATTGAATAAAGAATTAATAAGTAAACGATTTTTCCTTCCATTGTGTTTAGTTTTAAAAGGGGTTTTTACACCCCTTGTTTTTAATTTATTGCCCTATTATTGTAAGTTCATTAATAAATTTATTTAAGTAATTACAAATATTTTTATTTGAAGTTGATTTACTAATTTTATTTATATTATTCCAATTGTCAATATTATTATTACCAATTTCAGATAGTAAGCTTTGAACTTTAAAAAATCCACCTTCAATAATTGCAACACGTTCGTTTTTACCGTTTAAATTGTTAATTTGATTATTTAATATTTTTTCTAAACTTACTTTAATAACTCTTTCCATTTCGTTTACCGTTTTAGTGTCCACAAATATAAGTACATTTTTTTAATAAACAATACTTTTTTTAAAAATAATTGAAAATAAAAAAACCGCCTATTTCTAAGCGGTCAAAATTCAGGCGTTCAACTCCGAATTTATAGTGTCGTTTCGTGAAGTAAAGTGTAAGAATAAACCCTCGATTTTTGCACTTCAACAAAGGAATATAATTTATTCATATTTGCCACGCTTGCACCTTGGCAACCTGCTGACCAATTACCAACCTTATTTCCTTTCCCCATATAATGAAAGTTTGTAAATGCTATTTCTTCATAGATTTTTCCACCGCTTTCAAGTTGTGAATCTTTATCGTTATCACGCCAGTACCACATTGGTAAGACTTGTCTAAATGCTTTTTGCTTCATGTGTCCGTTATCCATAAGTTGATAACAACTTCTATATTGTTTATCGTGGACCAGGATTGCAGTTCCTAACTTATTCATAGGTTTCAATCTGTAATAAACTCCTGCATCTGTTGTTATTGGAATAATAATTTCGTGTCTTTTACCTTTGTCATCCCAATAAAAAGCACCGCCCCAATCGTTGAACGTGTCCGCTGTGTTTTCGTTTGTTCGCACCCCGAAAAGGTTAATACTAAACGGCTCACGAAATACAACCGCTCCGATTTTTTCCATTCCTTTAATTACTTGGTCAATTGTTGGTTTCATTTTATAAATATTAAGTAAATAATGTAAGTTAAAATCAAAGTTATTAATAATTCGTAAAGTAGGTTTCGTAGGTTCATATTCTTTTCTGTATTAAAATCCACGCTAATCTTAAACCTTGCGCAATTCCAAAACCAACTAACAACCACGTTAACCAATTAGACTTGTTTTCAGTTTTAGCAACTTTTATAACTTCTTTTGTTTTCCACTTAGTTACGTATCTAATCGTTTCGATTGAATCACGCTTAATTCTGTACTTATATCGTATTTCTTGCCTTGTCGGTGGTATTTGTACATCAGGGCATTTTAAAGGCATTAAAACGGTTATAATTGAATCCTTGCCGTTTACCTTAATAGTTTTTTCGACCGTTACAATTCGTTCGGTTGTGTCGATTTTACCGCCTTTGTTTAGGAATTTCCCGAAATGGTAACTTGCTGAACAACCATAAAGGACGTAAAGCATTCCCACGATGTAAAGCGCACCCAGTAAGAATGCGCTAATTTTTAGGTAGTTTGTTTTCATTTGATTAGTGTTAATTCTTCATTCGTTAATGCGAAGTAAAGGTTTTGAAGTTGGTGAACGTATTGAATGTAAGCTATCGGGTATCCAACTTCTAATAATGGTTCTAAAATAGCATCCCCTATCCTAACCCAAACAATAAATTCATTACCTGCATCTTCAATATCTATTATCAAACCTTTATTGAAAATCCTATAATATTCTCCAAATTCTCCAAGTTTCTCAAACCCAAACTTCAAAAACCATTCTTCGGTTAGTGGGATAGAATTGTGAACTAAATTAAAACCTTGTTCGTCTTCGCTTAACCATTTTAAATCCTCCCAATCAATTGTAGCCGTTAAAACATCGCCTTCTGCTGTGTCGTAATTCACTAAATTACCAATTCTTAATTCTGTTGCTTTCATACTTCAAAGTTAATTTGTTCCTCCTTACCACCAATTAAATCAGATTTTAACTGTTGATATTCAGCGTTATTTTTTAGCTTAGTATCGAAGTAGTAAAGGATTTTGTTTAGCTTTTCAATCTCTTTCGATTTCATTTGCCCTTTCACAAATTCGTCGTTAAAATCCGCTTCTAATTCTTTGATAGTATCCGCTTGTCGCTGGATCGTTTCTTTTAGGTGTCTTTCGTTCATTTCGCTTGTTCTTTAAGTTGTTGAATTTCTTGATTTTTCGCTAATATCTTTGCGTTCTTGCGTTTGTCCTCTTGGAACATATCAGTTAACTGATTTGAAAGTTGATTAATTCTTTCGTCTTTTTCAACGATTGAATCCATTAACTCGTTGTTCTGTTTAAACATACGCTTATAATAGCGTTTAAGTTGTTTGTACTTAAAATAGTGGATAACTCCGTACGTTACCATTACTCCAATTAAGGATAAAATTGTGATTGTTTCTGTTTTCATATTGTTGTTATTTGTGTTTTACTAACTTGTATTTCTTTTCCCTCGAAAAGAATAACCGTATAATTTAAGTGACGGCTAATTATAGCGCATTCAGTATTTTCATAAATGCAAGTTCTGTAAGGAATAAAATATTTAGTTCCCTTTGGTAGTTCGTGGTTTTGTTCAACTATCTGATAGCTTACAAGTCCATTAAGTTCTATTTTTAGCAGGTATTTCATATATTAGATTTTACAATTATATACATTTTTCCGTTTATTAATTCTTTTCGCATTTCTCGGTCGGATTTTGCTGTGTCTATTTCAAACGTTTCAAAAACAACCTCGATATGATTTTCAATGTAGTTTTCTTTTTCCCTACCTTGCCGAATGTTTTTAACAAGGTTTCGTAAAACCTCATTCAAGTATTGGTCGTTATCGTAGGTTAGTGAAATTGTTACATGTTTCATTCGATTGTTTCTAATTCAGCTAAATAGGTTTCTAACTGCAACGCTTTCTTTTCTGCTTCAATTAATTTTCCAACTCGCATAAATACACTTTCTTTATTTTGTGAAAAATACGCTTCTTCAATTAATTCTTTCATAACTTTTAAAGTAAATTCATTTTGTTCAATAGCTGAATGCGTTTTCTTAACTTCGGCATTTACTTTTTGCCAGTCAAATTCTTTGCCATTTTCACAACCGCACACAACGTCTCGGTATTTTATTTCGTTTCCGAAAGTTGTGTAAATTTCTTCAAAGATTCCAGTACCGTCACAACTCGTGCAAACGGTTAAAAATTTTTCTTTTAGTTTCATATTGTTTTTTTTAGTTGAACAAATATAAGCTACTTATTTTATTTATTTCAACCTATTGTGATGAACGGTAAATATCAATGATGAACGGTAAACGCACAAAAAAAGCCGTCTGAATTAACAAACGGCTTTCCTAACCTTAAAAAAACGAATATGAAAGTACAAATATACGATTATTGTTTATCAATCTTTTTATTCCAGACATTTATTCCAATAGCCGTTGCGGAGTATCCTAAAAACATTAAAACTATTTCGTAATGAAATCCACAAACAGCAACTCCAACCGCTACCCAAAACGCTGTAAACGACGCTAAACGCTTTTGCTCAAACTTTCCGTTGGGTGCGAGCGTGTCGTAAATTATTTTTTTCATTTGGTAAAATTGCGATTAGTGGGTAATTGTTTTTAATAGGTTGTTTTACACTTCGATTAATTTGCGATTTGTCTTCTAAACAGTCGTATAATTTAGCTTCAATGTTTTCAATTTTCAATTCGTTCTTTGCATTCATATTGTAAAGAAACACTATTGCAACAACAAAAAACAAATCTTTTGCACCGTATTTTTTTAGTAATTCTAAGCCGTCTTTTATCATTTCGTGTAAAATTGTTTAGTTTCAAAATTATAATAAATATCTTTAAATTCAGGATTGTCAATTGTGCAAATTTCAGTAATTGCTACTTGACCTTCTAAGACTTCATTGTCAAATTTCACAAAAAACAATCTGTTTGTTGTAGTATCTATAATTGTGTACATAGTTAAAAATTAGAGATGTCTAAAAGTTCTTGTGTAGTTGTTTCAGTGCTTAAACTGTTGGTAACTGTTACAATTAGATATAAAGTTCCTGCAGGAAGCGCGGCGTCTAATCCTGCAACTGTACTTGTACCATTGTCATTGATTACTCCAGTAGACGCGTTTAATCCTTTAATGTTACCACCTTCAATCTCAAACACTCTACTAATTGTCGCTAACCTTGTCCCTGCTACAATTACTGAACCAGTTGATAGTATTTGTAACGCTCCACTTAAATTATTACTGTTAGGGCTTAGATAAGCTCTAATAGTAGAGCCGGAAAGTAAACCTTTAGAAATTCTTAAAGTGTTAATTTTAAATATAGTGCCATTGCTCAAAGTAGGCACTTGCGTTGACGGTAAAATCATAGTTTCACCACTTGTGCCAGTTACACTGTAATTCGTTGTAACAGTTGTTTTAAACCAACCTAAAAAACCTAATATATCACTACTTGTTAAATCTGCTCCTGCTGTTACAAGTCCTTTTGCATCGTAAGTTATTTTAGTTTTTGTTGCTCCAGTAATTGCTGAATTAGTTGCAACCGCTCCAACGTCCGAAGCTGTTAACGCTTTATTTTTCCAAAGTGTTGTTGCGCTTTCATAAACCAAAGTTTGATTGTTTGCAACGCTTGAAATAGCGACATCGTGGATTTCGTTAAGTTCGTAACCGTTTTGTATTTGAACTTCGATTTGTCCTTGCGTTGGGTGTGAACGTGTTACTTTACCAACATAAACTAAATGCGTAGGTGCTAAAGTTTTTGTTTCTGTAAACGTTCCTGCAACTGTTCCGCTAAGGTATAATTGTGCGCCCTCAGTAAATGCTGAAGTATCTAAACCGCTCAAATCACCAATTACAACACAATATCCAACGCCATTGTTTAATATATTTGATTGCAATAATCCGAACGTTCTTGAACTCAAAGCATCACTTACTGCCAAAGCTTTTGTAACGATTGGTTTATTTCCATTTGCACCCGAAATAAAAACAACGGTTCCTTTTGTTAAAGTTGCGCCCGTCATATTTTTGACTTCACGAACAATAGTACCTGCTTGACCTGCCGTTGGAATATCTAAAGCCGTAATAAATGGATTTACACCGTCTTCACCGTCGTTTGTTAAATCACTTGTTTTTGTAACAGCTGTTGGAATAGTTGGAAACGTTGCTACCGTTCCATCACCTCGAAGATACTGCGCTGTCGTTCCCGTTGGTGTATTGAACTTCGCATCAACTGCCGTTTTTACCGCTTTTTGAGTAGGGTAAAATGTATCTGAATTATCAGTTAAAGTTGTTTTCTTATTCGAGGTCTTTTCAACTCCCGTTAAATTTATATCTAAACTCATGCGCTTATATTTATTGTTTGATTTGGGTCTAAAGTTACAATAGTTCCCGTTTGATTTAATGTTCCGTCAACATAAACGTTAACCGTTGTATTTGGTAATTCTAAATTTGCGCTTGTCGTTACTAAATAGCTATCGTTTGAATTGCTTACAACAACCGCTCCTCCAGAACAAGTGTAAGTTCCACCTGCTAAAACTTGCACCGAACTTGCGCCATCTGTTACCGTTACATTCGGACAACCACTTGTGAAACCAGTATCGCAAATAGTCATATCAGAAACCATAATAACATCGAATGTCATTGCCCACCCTGCTAACTTATTTTCGAATCTATCTGTAAACGGTTCTAAGGTAGCATCGCCGTCCATCATAATATAGTCAGGGTTTAAATCCCCTCTTTTCATTATGTCGTGAACTCGGTTAAGTGCCTGCAACATTGCATTCATTATAGACGGTTCAAGGTCGTATTTCTCTTTACTGTCTAAAATATCCATTGCTAAAACAGTAATGTTGAAGCGTTGCATTTTACCTTCAATACTTGCTGAATTTATAATAATATGCGCTAAAGGGAAAATCGTTTGTTTCGCTAAATCAATATCACTAATTTGCCCATCCGTAATTGTGGAAATTAGGTTAGTCGCTTGTAACTGCGCTCTAAGTGTGTCAAGTATCTTGAAGTAACTCATTTCTTTTCCTTTGGTTTTTCTTGTTCGATTTGTTGAAGGAAAACCATTAATTTTTCAATGTTCTTTTTTGACCGCTTTTTCATAGAACCCAATTAGTAAAGTTAGTATCTGAACTCGGATAAATATCGCCGTTACTGTTGCTGTTGTATTCAGGAAATAACGCTTGATTGAAACACATATAGTCAACAAATCTACTACTATAATGGTTTGCCGTTTGCGTTTGTTTGTCTATAAGTAAAGATAATTCTAAACGGTCGATGTTTTCGCTTTGTTCTGCGTTATGTTTGTAAACACCTTTGTTACCTATCGTATAAGCTGAATACGGTAAATATTCAACCATTGCCCAATGAATAAGCATCGGTTTAATGTACGTGTTAACAAGTGTCAAATAGTTACCGCCCAAAGTATTTGCAATAATATCCGCTTTTATCTTTTCAAGTAAATCCGTTCCTAAATACTTTTGAACGTGAATATCCTGCGCAATTTTAATATATTGAATAAACTTGTCGGGGTCAACGTTTCCGTTTAAAGACGTGAATTTAACCACGTCGTCCCTTGTTATAATTAGTGCTTCTGCCATTTCTTGTTATTTAGGTAAAAATCCTTTGTTTGGCATATCAATTGGCCGAACCGCTACTAAATTCGGGTTGCGAACTCGATAACCTGCTTTTTCTGCCTTGTTAGTTGAAATCGTTTTCGCTTTCGGGCTCAACGGGTCGATACCACTTTTTTCATCAAAAGCAACAAACGTTTTTCGCATCCATTTATGGTGGCACGCTCCACCGCCTTTATACAACCATATAGAATAAGTATCTGCCCCACGTGGTCCCCAACCTGCATTAACGGGTAAAGCTCCCATTCTTATAATATCTTCTTTTCGATATAGCTTATTTGCTCCTACCATTTTACTACAAAATTCTCTTGAATTATCTCTTAATCCTCCCTCATAAGTATAGCGAACCATAAATTTAATTCCGTCAACTTTTGCGTCTTGTTCACTTTTTGCTCTTGGGTTTGCAGTTCCAGTTGAAACAAAATTGTAAACTTGACTTAATAAGCTCGGTTTTTTATTGTTTAATGCTTCAATTTCGGCATCGTCTAAATCGTCATTTTCATAGTCAACCTCGTAGCTGTCAATCAATACCCAATTGCTTGGCATATCTTCGCCTAAATCAATTAACGCTTGTGCAACTTTATCGTCTTCGCTTTCTTGTTTACTCAATTCCGTTCCCGTTTCTTCTTGTTTATCTTCGCTCGATTGTACGTTTTCCAAATCAGTAAACTCCAAAGGTTGTAAAGTCTTAAAAAACAATTTAGCGGTGTTTCCATTGAACGATGTTATTTGTTCTAAACCGTCTATTAAAAGTTGCTGTAACGGTCTAATAACCATATTATCAAACAATACAAAAGCATTTTTCAATTCGTCTGCATTACTACCGAAACCGTTAGCACTTCCTAATCCTAATAACAAACCGCTTGTAATGGAGTGCGAAACCATAATTTTACGTTCGCATTCAGTTGAAAGATATTGATAATGTTCTGGCGCATCGTTCAAAGGGATATCGTCTACGGTTGTTGCTGTTTCTTTATTGTTGTTGAACCCAACGATTACTCTTTGTCCTTTGCTACCCGTTAACTTGTTTTTAATTTGTGATTGTAATAAATTTTGTGTTTCAATGTCAGGTTGTCCGTTATTGAAATTTACTACTTTCGTACCGCTAAAACCGTTTTGCACCTCGTTAATAAGGTAATCGCTTACTTCTTCTTCAAGTAACGCATAAGACGTTCCTGCAACGTAATCTGGCAAAGAAAAATACTTCATTCCGATTGCGTAAGGTCTAATAACTAATATTTCAATTTTATCATTTGAACTTTTAAATGTAGCAAATTTCTTAGGTGGAAATTTCTTAATATCTTCCCAATTATTTGAATAATACCAATTGTTAATTTTCCCTTCATCGTCGCATTTTTCAGGCGCTAAAAGATTCATATCAATATGAAACGCCTTTAGTATTTTATCGTGCTTCTCGTTGTAGTGTACTTGGATAGCGCATTGACCTAATGTCTTTAAATCAAAGCAAAGTTTTCTCAAACAATCCTTATTAAACAAAGCCATCACTTGAGCGTATTCGCTTGGTTTTCTGCTCGCATCAATTACTCCTAATCCTTTACCATACATTAAGCGTGTAACGTTGTTTATAATAGATTGATTAGTTGCCGATTTTCTATAACGGTCAATAAGAAACTGAAAGTAACTATTGTTTTCGCCAAAAGTTACATAACCTTTTTGTTTAGATTCTATTATTTGCGGTGCTTCGTATTGCGCCAAATTTATTACGTCTATATTCATAACATCACAAAATCATTATTACTTGAATGTTCGTCAGTTTGCAACCCTGCTTTATAACACCAAACCTGCTCGCTTCCTAAAAAGTTAGTAAGGTTGTAAAGTTGAACGATATAAAAACGTCCTGCCTTTAACGAATACACCGCTTGTACTCCGATATAATAACCGTAGTCAATTATCGTGGGTGCGTTAATAGTTGCGCTTGTTCCTGCTTCTTGGTCGATTACTACAATACTTGTTATCGTTGTGCTACGTGGCGCACATTTCAATATTTGACTCGATGCACTTACTTGTAAAACATTCATATTTATAAAACTATTAAAGTAGAAAACTGTTGCATAAAAAAAGGGTTACATTTCTGCAACCCCTTATTATGGAGACAATCAAACAAAATTCTAAGATGTTGTGAAAGAAGCTAAAGACGTTAAGTCAACTAATAAACCTGCTTCCGTTGAACAATTAATGAAATTCGCTGGCAATGCTTCCATTCCCGTAAATGTCAAAGTATAACCGTTCAAATCGCCTGCTTCCGTACCCATTCCGATAGTACCTGCAGTTAAATCCATTCCTCTTTTAAGTCCTGCGATTCTGTAAGTATTGTCACGCCCTCTAACAATTATATGCGGTCTGCCGTAAGCTAATAATTTAACTATTTTTTGGCTGTTTGCATCTTGTTTTTTAAGCGTGATAGTAAGTTCTTGCTGAAAGAACGTAGTACCGTTGTTTCTATCTGAAGTGATAGTTTCTTGGTAACTATTTGCTCCTTTTAATTGAAATCTGAAACAAGCTGTTACGTTTGCAATTGCACTAATCAAATCAGGGTTTCCTGCGTCATAAGTAACATCAACTTCGGGGTTAAAATCCCCGTAGTTGATGAAATATACAGCTTCTAATCCACCGATTGTGTCCTTACAAACTTCTTGTCTTCCGTTAGCTAAGTCGCACATAGTTTCTTAGTTTGCAGAGTTAGTAACATTGTATGTAACGATGTCCTCAACGATTCCGTATTGAACTCCTGCAGTCATTCTCATAACGATGCGGATATTTTGGTCGCCAATAGTTTCTGAAGTATCAATGATTCTAACTTCTTGTGAATCGTTAAGTAAACCAGTACCGAATACTAAATTTTCTTTAGTTGTTGCAATCATAGTTGATGCAGGTAAACCCGGTGCGTGTGCTAATTTAACACCTTCGAAAGGTAAAATTGCGCCACCGTTAAACCACATTGACCCTTTACCGTCGATACCATTTGCTCCTAAGTTAGTTGCGAAACCACCTAATGCACGAACGTACAATCTGAACACGTTTGTAGAAACGTAGATATGATAATCCTCACGTGCTGAAACTGCTAATGGAGTAGCGTCTAAAACTTTTCCGATTTCTGCAATAACGTTTGTTGACAACAAACCACCACCTACTAATGCAAGTTCTTGCCCTGAAGGTAATGCAGGGTCTAAAGCTAATAAAGTTGTAAATCCGTCAAACTCTCCGTTGTTAGATGCAACACCTCTCCAGATGTTTACTTCGTTTTCTGAAGCAACCTTTTCTGCGTATTGCGCTAATAAGAAATCAGTAAATGATTTCGGCATTACATCGAATGCTGAATAACCCATTTCGATTGCGTCCCAATCATTTCTGAAGGTTGTTTTACACAATTGTCTGTTAACTTGTAACTCTTTCGGTTGGATTACTCTTTCTGTTAAGGTAATCGTTCCTGCAGGGTTAAAGTCGCATGAAGCGTTTGATAAAAGTTTGTCAGTTGCAAGTCGTTTCATAACCGATTTGAACTTAACGTTTGGCATGATAGTAATTAAATTACTTGCCAAAGTTGGTGCGGGCAATAAAGCCGCCGCAATGTATTTTCCTGCAAATTCTCCCGAATAAGAGGTAGTTACTGATGTTGTAGTACTCATTTTTTATAAATATTTTAAATTATTAAACTGCTGTTAAAGTGATTGAACCTGCTGTTACACCTGAACCGTTCACATACCAATTTGTTCCGTCACAAACTAATTCTGCGAAGTCACCGATTGATTCTGCTGACGCTACGAAAGAAATTGTGTTTTCGTCAACTCCTGCTACGTGCGCTCCGTTAACTAATACGCTTCCCTCGATTGCGTTACTAAGTGCTTTTACCGTCCAATCAGTAGTCGCAAATAATTGACCTACGATAAATTTGAATCGTAAACCTGCTGACGTTGCTACTGCAGGCAAAGTAATTTGCGCTCCTGCTGCTGCTTTTAATATTAATACTTTACCGCTATCTTTTGCGGTTAAAGTTGTTGCTACCGCTACGGTTTCAACTACTGCCAATTGACGTTCTGTGTCGTTGGTTACTGCTAAATAAGTTGTGCTCATTTTATTGGTTTATAAATTTCATTACTAAATCTCTTGTGCTTTTAGGTGCTTCTACCTTTACTTTTTCCGTTGGCTCTGGATTGTGAACAATTGCTTTCGGTTCTTCCATTTGTGCCAACTTAACTTTCAATGCTTCGTTTTCAGATTTCAATGCTTCGTATTCCGAAAAGAACGTTTCTTTAACCATTGATTCAACTGTTTTCTTAACTGCTGATTTTTCAATCATTTTTTCTTCGTCTTTTTTCATTTCTTCTTCGGGCATTTCTTCTTCTGCAGGTGCTTCTTGTTCTTTGATTTCTGCAATTACACCCTCTTGAGTAACGATTAAAAGCATTCCGTTTTCAACAACGTATTCTCCAACGGGCAACGGGATTCTTTGGTCGTCTTCCGTTACTACAAAAATTTCGTTATTAGCTTCAAAGCTATCAGCTTCGATTACCGTAACGCCATCGTTAAGTTTCATTTGCTCTAATTTCACTTCGATATTCAAAGCAACACAAATCTTTTTTACTATTTCTTTATAATTCATTTGACTTTTTTTTATTAAACTATTCTACTTTTGTTCTGTTGCACTTTAGCGAATTATTACCGTTGTGTTTTGGCTCGGATTGATTACTATTTGCGACCCTCCGCTTACCGTTGACCCTATCCCTTGTTGCGATAATTCGCCCTCGCAACATTCTTTTTTGTACTTACCGTCTTTACATAAGCAACCACGTTTTCCGCCTTTTGGTGATGTTGTTTTTGTTGGCATATTATCCTTTTACTTGTACTACTTTAACTGCTTTTAATGTCGCAACTCCTGCTTGAATTTCTTTTGCTCGTGCTGATAATTTCTCAAACATTTTTTGGCTTTCAACACTAATTGGTAAACCTAAATCTTTAGTGTTTTTAATTAAGGTATTTACTAAGTTCAATGCTTTTTGATTGTCTGAACTTGCAACCCCTAAAGCATCGATAGCCTCTTTTTGTTTAACTAAAATTATATTCACTTTTCCGTTAGCTGATTTCAATGAATTATCTGCACTTGTAGTCATTTTCATTGCGTCTTGCAACAAACCCAACTCTACATTCATTCCCAACTTAACCGCTTCTTTTTCGGTCATTTTGTTGATAATTTCTAAACTTGTTTTCATTTTATTATTGTTTATTTATTTGCTCTAATTTTCTTTGCGCCCACTCAATACCTGCATCGCCACCCCAACAAAGCCACATCAATCTTCCGCAACCGTCCCCTAATTCCTTTTGTGAATTTTCTTTGTGTCGTGCAAAACTTGCCATTCTTGCAATAGTGTCACGGCTTATATTTTCGCCGTTCGCTAATTGGTTTGCTCTTGCTTTTCCAACCGCCGTTCCACAATCACCCCAACCGTTTTCCTCAACCCAACGAAGTGCTATCTTTGCATTTTCAGTTGCTTGTTTTGGGTAGTCGTTATAAGTTTCTAAGTTGATTTCTTTACGTAACAATTCTGCTACCTTTTCACGTGCGCTCATTTCATAACGTTCTGCGAAATACCCCTCGATGCTGAAACCTTTTAATTCACCGTCTTTTACTTTTTTCCACGTTTCATCGTTGTCAACTTTCATTGCGATCATCCACGTACCTTTTGGTAAATCAAAACCGTATAATTTAGATTTATCCATTTCGGCATTTTCAATGATCCACGATTCTACAATAGTCATTCCGTCAACTTTAACAGCGTGTTGCTCCGTTGCGTTCTGATGTTGACCTCGCATAAATACCAATTCACTTGCACGTTTTACCGTTGATTCAGAAAAGAATATTTCGAACTCTTTATCTTTATCTTTACGGTAAATTTTCTTATTTGGAATTAACGCCGCACCTAAAACAATTCGCTTTTCGTCAATCGCTTTAAGTTCCACAAAGTCTTTTGAAAGTGCGATAAAATTTTCTTCCATTGCAGGTTTTTCAACAAGTGAAACGGCAAAAACACCATCTTTCTTTTCATCTTTGATTACTAATTCGTAAACTTCCATACCTTTTAAACTACAATTGTGACGTTTGTTGCACTTTCAAATCGAACTGTTGTGCGCTTGTGATATCGTTACTTACCACGTATGCTTTAACTGGCTGTTGTTGTAAGGTTGCTAATTGGTTTATTCCAGTATCTCCAACTACGTTCAAATTTGGTGCGATAATACTTGAAGGGTTTGGAACGTCTGGATTCCCACCACTACCACCACTGCCACCAAATTGGGTGCTTGCAATTTTCGCAACCTGAGCCAAACCTGTTGTTCCTGCAATTCCTGCTTCAACAAATCTTTGACCAGGGAATAACTCTTTACTCATCGCCAAAGCTGAAGTTACTGCTAAATAAGTATTGGTTAAAGCCGCTGCTAAATTGAAAG